CTCATCACGACGCAGCTCTCCGCCGGCGACGCCGCGCTCCTCTACGCCTACCTCAACGCACGAAGGGCCTAAGCCATGACGAACAAGGTCGTGATCTTTCCGGTCGACAAGCAGGCCGCGGCGCAGGCGTATCTCGCCTGGTGCAACACCCGCAACCCGGACACCACGCCGGGCGCCGTGTGGGGCGTGCTGAACAACGACGCCTTCGGCCAGTGGGTCGTGCCCTACCTCGGCCCGCCGTTCGCCTACGCCGGGGCGGAAGTGGCTGAGCCGGAGGGCGGCCCGGCCATGCGCGCCGACGGCGTGCTCCACGACACCGTCGTGTGGCCGGTCTACGACTGACGCGAACCCACGCCCGAGCCTGAACATGGGAAAATAGCCCCTATCGCTTCGATCTCGCGGAGCCGGGGCCTTGTCCGTCAGCACCACCACCATCGTGAACCGCGCCCTGTCCAAGCTTGGCGCTGGGCGCGTGACCTCCATCGACGACGACAGCCGCAACGCCCGCGCATGCAAGGCGGCGTTCGACGCGGTGCGCGACGCCGAGCTGCGCAAGGCCGTGTGGAGCTTCGCCGCCGTGCGCACCACCCTGGAGGCCGACGTGGACGCGCCGGCTTGGGGTTTCTCCTACCGCTACCTCCTGCCGGCCGACTGCCTGCGCGTGCTACAGGTCAACGACTACGAGGACGCCCTGCAGGGTGGCGACTACCGCGACGCGTCGGCCCCGCCCTACGCGCTGGAAGGCGGCTACGTGCTCACCGACCTGCCGGCCCCGCTCAAGCTCCGCTACGTGAAGCGGCAGGACGACGCGGCGATGTTCGACCCGCTGTTCGCAGAGGCCCTGGCCTGCGCCCTGGCGGCCGAGATCGCCCCGGAGGTCACCGAGAGCGACGCCAAGCGCGCCTTCGCCGCCCAGCAGTACGTTCAGGCCATGCGTGACGCGCGCCGCCTGAACGCGGTGGAGAAGCCGTCCGAAGCCGTGGCCGACGACAGCTGGGTGATGGGCCGGCTGTGAAGACCTCCCCCCTCATCACCAGCTTCAACGCTGGCGAACTGTCCCCGCTGATCGGCGGGCGCCCGGACCTGGAGAAGTACCGGGCCGGCCTGTCCCTGTGCGAGAACCTGATCCCGCGCGTGCAAGGCGCCCTGCAGCGCCGCGGCGGGACCCGCTTCGTCTCCGAGGTGAAGGACAGCGCCGACCGGACGTGGCTGGTCGATTTCGTGTTCTCGGCCACCGACGCCTTTGTGCTGGAGTTCGGCGACCAGTACCTGCGCTTCTACCGCGACCGCGGCGTGCTGGAGAGCAGCCCCGGCGTGCCTTACGAGATCGCCACCCCCTACGCCCTGGCCGACCTCACCGACGAGGACGGGGCTTTCGCGCTCAAGTACGTGCAGTCGGGCGACGTGGTGTACCTGGCGCATCCGTCCTACGCGCCGCGCAAGCTGACCCGCGTCTCGAACACCAGCTGGACGCTGGAGGAGCTGACGACCGTCGGCGGGCCGTTCCTCGACCAGAACACCGACAAGACGGTGAAGGTCTACGTGTCGTCGGGGACCGGCGTGGAAGCGACCTCGGTCACGCTCACGGCCTCCTCGGGGATCTTCGAAGCCGGCCACGTCGGCGGGCTGTTCTACCTCGAGCTCGCCGACGCCGCGGGCGTGCTGCCCTGGGAGCCGGGCCAGAAGCCCAGCGTGAACGACAAGCGCACCTCTGACGGCAAGCACTACAAATGCACCTCCGTCCCTGCCGGCACCTACAACACCGGCGGCAACAAGCCCATCCACACCTACGGCAAGGCCTGGGACGGCGACGGGCTCGACCGCCCAGGCGACAGCACCGCCATCGCGTTCGGGGTGGAGTGGGAGTTCCTGCATCCCGGCTACGGCTGGGTGGAGATCACCGGCTTCACCTCGGCCACCGTCGTCACCGCCACGGTCCTCTCGACCCTGCCGAGCGAACTGACCTCCTCGGCGAACGCCTCCTGGCGATGGGCGCTGGGCGCCTGGTCGGACGCCGAAGGCTGGCCCAACGATGTGACCTTCTTCCGCGAGCGCCTGACGTTCGCCAAGGGGCAGCAGCTCGACTTCTCGGTGGCCGGGGATTTCGAGAACTTCAAGGCGAAGGACTTCGGCCAGACCACGGCCGCCTCGGCGCTGCGCATCAACATCCAGTCCGGCCGGGGGGACCCGATCAGGTGGCTGGCGCCCGGCGCGGCCCTGGTGGTCGGCACCGGCGGTGGCGAACTGGCCGTGCGCGAGCAGGCCACCAACCAGGCCTTCGGCCCCGGCAACGCCAAGGCCGACCCGCAAGGCGAATGGGGCTCGCGCGGGGTGGCGCCGGCGGTCGTCGGCGGTTCGGTGTTGCACGTGGAGAAGTCCGGCCGGGCCGTGCGCGAGCTGGCCTACGACCTGAACGCCGACGGCTACGTATCGCTCGACACCACCCGTTTCGCCGAACACCTGTTTTCCACGGCGGGGATCGTGGACATGGCTTTCGCGCGGCAGCCGCACGAACTGCTCTGGTGCGTGCGCGACGACGGCTATCTGCTGGCGCTGACCTTCAACAAGGCCGAGGGCGTTTCGGGCTGGCACCGTCAACCGATCGCCGGCGACGGGATCGTGGAGAGCGTCTGTTCCATCCCGGCGCCCGACGGCGCGCGCGACGACCTGTGGCTGATCGTGCGCCGGACCATCGACGGCTCGACCAAGCGCTACGTCGAATACGTGACGGCCGAATACCGCACCGGCGACGACGCTGCGCTCTGGACCGCGGCGGACAGCTCGCTCCTCTACGACGGCGCGCCGACCTCGACCGTCAGCGGCCTTGACCACCTTGAGGGCGAGGCCGTCAGCGTGAAGGCCGACGGCGCCGCCCACGCCGACAAGACCGTCAGCGGCGGGCAGATCACGCTCGACCGCTCCGCGTCGAAGGTGGCGGTGGGCCTGGCCTCGCCGGCCCGCGGCCAGCTGATGGCCCTGCACCATGCGGGCGTCACCCGCGTCTACCGGGCCGAGGCGACGTTCCTGGAAACCCTGGGCGTCCGCTTCGGCGCCGACTTCGACAGCATGGAGCGCATCGAGTTCCGCTCGGCCTCCGATCCGATGGACGAAGCCCCGCCGCTCTACACCGGACGCAAGAAGGTCTCCGTGCCCGGCGACTTCGCGGCGGAGGGATCGGTGGCGTTCGAGTGCGACCAGGACTTTCCGTTCTGCCTCGTCATGCTCCGGCCGGAGGCGGCGTCCAATGCGGATTGAGCCGTTCCACGTCGCCCACCTCGACGCCATGGCGCTGCAGCCGCACCAGCGGGCCTGGCGCGCGGGCCTGAGCGGTTCGTCGCTGGGCTGGCTGGCCGAGCCGGGCGACGCCTGGACGGGGTTCGTGGACGGCCGTCCCGTTGCCTGCGCCGGCCTGCTCGACCTCGGCGGAGGGCGGGCCGAGGCGTGGGCCCTGTGCGGCGTCGAAGCGGGCCGAGTGATGGTCCCGCTGACCCGAGCCCTGGGCCGCGGGCTCGCCGCTTCCGCCTTCCGCTACGTGCAGGCCCACACCGCCCGGGATTTCGCCCCGGCGCGCCGCTGGGTCGCGCTGCTGGGATTCCGCTTCGCGGCCGTGCTGCCGCGCTACTGCGACGACGGCGGCGACGCCGAACTCTGGACGAGGGTGAACTGATGGGACCGGCGCTTTTGCCGATGCTGGTGCTGGGCGGTCTGGCCGCCGCGGGGTCGCTCGTTTCCGCCAATGCGGCGGCGGGGCAGTACGAGAGCGAGGCCGCCGCGGCCCGCGTCAACGCCCGCATGGCCGGACAGCAGGCTAACCAGCGCGAGGAACAGATCCGCCGCGAGAACCGAATGCAGATGGGCGAGCAGGCTGCGGCCATCGCCCAGAGCGGGACCGGGCCGGGCGGGTCCAACGCCCTGATCGTCGAGCAGTCGGCCACCAACGCCGAACTGGACGCGCTCAACACCCGATACGAGGGCCAAGTGCGGCGGACCTCGTTCCTGAACCAGGCGGCCGGCGCCGGCTATGCGGCCCGCTCCGCCCGCCTGGGCGGATGGATGGGCGCAGCCACGTCCATGTTCGACGGCGTGGACCGGGCGGCGGCGCGCAACTTCAACTTCGGGAACTGAGCATGGCGGGCGTTCGCTTCGGGATCATCGGCCAGCGCACCAGCACCCCCTCGGGCGGGGTCGAGAGCGGCGTGGTGCGGCAGGACTACGTGGGCCGCGGGCTCACCGGCCTGGGCGAGGCGGTCGAGCGGGTGGACGACACCATGTACCGCCGGCAGGCCTTGCAGGCGGAGGCCGATGCCAGGGCCGCCCAGGAGGGGCAGAAGCAGGCCGACGAGGCGTGGTGGGCCGGGCAAAGCCCGGCGCTGCTGGTGGGTGTGGCCCAGGACGCGGAGGCGCTGAAAGGCTCCGACCAACTCGGGCCCGGCGGGCACGGCTACACCGCGGCCCTGACGCAGAAGATCAACGAGCGGTTCAAGCCCTACGAGGACCAGGCCAGGACGCCGGGTTCGCTGGAGTTGGTCCGCAAGGCCAAGACGGCCGCGCTCACCTCCTGGGGCGAGAAGGGCGCCACCTTCGAGCGCGAGCAGTTCTCGAAGTGGGCCGGCGCCAAGCAGGACGACTACGCCGATCAGGCCGTGAAGCTGCTGGCCGACGTGCCGCCCGCCCAGCTGAACGAGACGGTGGAGATGCTGATCGGCAACTTCGCCAAGATCAGCGGCCAGTCCGCCCGCGACCCGGGCGTGCGCGCCGAGGACCAGCTGGCCTTCGCCCGCAAGCTCGCCGACGCCGCCCTGCAGCGCCAAGCCGAGACCAAGGCCCAGGCGACCGGCTCCATGCGCGACGTGATGCCGGCCGAGGGCGCCGTGCCGGACGCGATCCGCGCCGCGGCCCGGTCGGCGGGCGTCGATCCACAGGCGGCGATGACCATCGCCCTGCTGGAGAACCCGAAGTTTGACCCAGAGGCCCGGCCGACCAAGGACGGCAAAGCGCTCTCCACCGCGCACGGCCTCTTCCAGATCACCGACCGGACGTGGAAGGGCCTGGGCGGCTCCGACAAAGACCGCGCCGACCCGCGCCGGCAGATCGAGCTCGGCCTCAAGAACATCGCCCAGACCCGCGACGAGCTGAAACGCTCGCTCGGGCGCGACCCGCAGGGTTGGGAGCTCTATCTGGGCCACCAGCAGGGCGCCGGCGGCGCGGCCGCACTCCTCGCCGCGCCCGGCAAGAACGCCGTGGACGTGCTGACGCCGTTCTACAGCAGCCGGGCCGAAGCCCTGAAAGCCGTGGTCGACAACGGGGGTGCAGCCGACACGACTGCCGGCGCCTTCGCCCAGACTTGGCAGGCCAAGTACGCCGCCGCCGAACCCCGCGCTGGCCAGGACGTGATCGCCCGCTTCGCGACGCCGGAGGGCCGCAAGCGCGCCTACCAGGCGGCCGAGAAGGTGGTCGACGAGGTGAACAAGACCCGCGTCGCCGCGCTCGACATCGCGGTGGATCGCGGCCTGTCCGGCCACGCCGACATCAAGGCGGCGGTGGCGGCCGGGTGGCTGGATGCGGGCTCGGACAAATACACGTCCCTGGTCAAGAAGGCCGACGACAACCTCAAGGCCGCCCAGGAAGCGCAGGCCCGCTCCGAGCGCGTGGACCAGGCGATCCGCTTCGGTGTGCCGCTCGATCCGCGCAACCACGACGACCTCAAGGCCGCCGACGAGCAGTACCGCGCCCGCGCTCAGACCTGGAAGCCGGAGGAGATGGTGCCAAACACCGTCGCCTTCGCCCGCCAGATCGGCGTGCTGCCCGAAACTGTCCAGTCGCTCATCCGCCGCGGCGTGCGCGCCACCGACCCGCAGCGGGTCCGCCAGGCCGTGGATCTGGTGCAGCAGCTCCGCGGCGCGAACCCGGCGCTCCTCAACGACTTGGGGTCGGACGAGCTGGTGGCGGTCAACACCGTCGCCAACCTGGTCAGCGAGGGTATGGAGCCGGGCAAGGCGGTGGAGACCATGCGCGGCCTAACGCGCATGAACCCCGAGCAGAAGAGCCAGCTGGCCCAGGCGTACGGCCAGGCGGTCAAGGGCAACCCCGCAGCGGTCTATCTCGCCAAGAACCTGATGGGCCGCTACGGCGCGCCGGTGCTGACCCCGTACCTGCGCGGCGCTGGCGAGGCGCTGTCGGGAGATTTCGAGGGGGCCGGGAAGTCTGTGGGCGCAGGCGTCAAGGGACAGTTCTTCGGTGGGGTCGGCCTGCCGCCGGCGCTCACGGCGGAGTTCGACCACCTCTCGCGAGCCTTCTTCCTGCAGAACGGCGGCGATCTCGACGCGGCGCGCCAGACCGCGCTCGACGTGGTGTCGCGCACCTGGGGGCGGTCTGAGTTCGGCGACACCCGGCTGATGAAGTGGGCGCCGGAGACCATGTTCTCGCAATTCCACGACGACCGGGACGCCCGCTGGCAGCGGGAACAGCTGCGTCAGGAGGTGTTCAACGACCCGCGCGGCACCCTAACCGACGGGACCGATCCCATGGAGAGGGTGCGGCTGATCCTGCACCCAAGCCAGCCGTTTGATGCGGCGGGCCGTCCCGCCTACGCCGTGATGATGAAGGACCCGAACGGGTCTGAGCATGTCCTGATGCAGGGCGGCGAGGTGCTGCGCTGGCAGCCGGATTGGGCGTCCTCTCCCGAGGCCCGGCGCCAGGAGAACGCGCGCAAGCAGAAGGCCGGCAAGGCGAAGGCCGAGCGCGACCGCAGCCATCAGATCAACGAAGCCCTGGCCGGCGCCGTCGCCGCTCCGGCCCTCTCCGCCCCAGCCATGGTCCCCTGATGCCGATCCTGCCCAAGAGCAACGTCGCCGGCCTTCCCAACCCTGAACCGGCTCCGGTCGGTGAACTCAAGCCGACATGGGCGGAGATCGGCCACGCCGCGCTCAAGGAGACCCTCGAAGCCAAGGCGGCGGATTGGGCGGGCGACGAGTTCGAGCGGCAGGCGCGGCGCGACTACGCCGCCCGGCTCGGCCAGCCCGAGGCGGACGACCTGTCGGCCTACGATCCGCTGGACAACATCGACGGCTACGAGAACTTCGCGAAAGCCTTCATCCCGGCCCGCTCGCCGCAGGACGTGGAGGCCATCAAGCGGAGCATCGACCGCAACCTCGCCAACCGCCAGACCCTGGCCGAGGGGGGGTGGCGCGGGGTGACGGCGCAGATCGCGGCCGGCGTGCTGGATCCGGCGAACCTCATTCCCGTGGGCGGCGTGTGGTCCAAGGGCGCGAAAGCGGCCGGGGCCTTGCGCGGCGCGGCCGAAGCGGCGGCGCTCGCCGCGCCCCTGCTCACGACCGAGGAGCTGATCGCCCAGCGGCTTGACCCGTCGATGACCGACGAGGACGTGCGGCAGAACGCGGTGATGGGCACGCTGTTCTTCGGCGCGTTCGGAGCCGCGCACGGGGCTTTCCGGGTTCGGGCGCCCAAGCCGGCGCGCGCGGCGGAGACGGCTGTGGCGGACCTGTCCGCCGAGAAGGTCGCCAGCCACGTCTCCGAACAGCTGGTGGCGGCGGGCCGGCCGAAGGAGGAGGCTCAGGCCGCCGCGGCCGTAGTGGCTGCTAAGTACCGTGCGACCGCCTCGCGCTTCGGAACTGACGCCTGGTCGGAGTTCGAGCGCTCGGGGCTCAAGGAGATCGCCGCGGCGAACGACGCCGGGCCCGCCGCGGAGCGGGCATTCGCGCAGGACGGGCCGATCACCTTCGCGCAGGCGGACAGGCCGACGCTGTCGCCGGCGGACGTAGACCGAGCGCTCGCCGAAGCGGGCGTGCAAAACGTCACCGTGGAAAGCGACGGCCCGCTCGGGCCTGTGCTGGACGGGCTGGCCGGCCGTTGGTCCGACACCGTCGCCGCCCTGCAATCGCTCGGCACCGGGGAGGCGCGGGCGGCCCTCTCGCACCCGGACGTGCCGGGCCCTATCGACGTGGTGTGGGCCGCTGGCGACCACGGGCTGCAGTACATCGCCAAGGCGCACCCGGAGGTGCTGGCCGACCTTCCCGAACGACTGGCGCGGATGAAGGCGTACCAGAAGACGCCCAACCGCATTCGCCTGGCTTCGGACGACGCCCGGGCGGTGATCCGCCTGGACTACGACGGCAAGGCCAAGACTTGGCTGCTGACGGCCTACGAGGCGGAGCGCGGCGGAAAGGGCCGGCGCGGGGCCGATACTACGGGCAGCGACCCCGGCTTGGTTGACCGGACTGCAAAATCCTCCGACCAGCCGACCGAAGGGAAAGGTAAGCCCGGAGGGTCGTTCGATCAATCGCCCGACACGCCCCGCGGCAAGATCGAGATCACACCCGAAGGCGAAGCGCTCATCACCCTGTTCAAGAACGCCGACGCGTCGACGTTCATGCACGAGACCGGCCACCTCTGGCTGTTCGACCTGTTCAGGGACGCGGCCCGGAGCGACGCGCCCGACGTGCTGCGCGCCGACCGGAAGGCCGTGCTGGACTGGTTCGGCGTCGAGCACGAAAGCCAAATCACCGTCGAGCACCACGAACAATGGGCGCGCGGGTTCGAGCGCTACCTGGCGGAAGGCAAGGCCCCTACCCCTGAACTCGCCCGCCTGTTCGAGCAGTTCAAGGAGTGGCTCCTGGGCGTCTACCGCGACGTGAGCAAGCTGAACACGCCGCTCAACGACGACATCAGGGGCGTGTTCGACCGCATGCTCACGCCCGAGGAGAAGCTGAAAGCCCGGTTCGAGGAGGAGTTCCGCGCCGCCGCCTATCCGCAGGGCGAGTTAGTCTCGAACGGCTCGCTCAGTTCCGCGGCCGCGCGCACCACCACGGCGGCCCAGGAACGGCCGGCTTCCGCCTTCGGACTGGAGAAGCTGGAAGCGAGGAACCCGATCAGCGACAACCCGATCCTGCGCACCCGCACGTCGCCCAGCACCGAAACGGCGCGCATCTCCGGCCAGCTGGCGGAGACGCCGATCTATCTGGCCGGCGACGCGGACGGGATCGCCCAGCCGTTGGCGGCCGAGACGCGCGCGAAAGCCTGGACCGCGCCCCTGGCCTACGCCCTCTCCGACCTGGACGACGCGTTCCTGCGCTACCGGACGGGCTCGGCGCCCTCGGGCCTGTCGCGCGCGACCACCCGCGCCGGCCTCGGCGTCGGCGACCTGTTCGGCCGCAACGGGGACAAGCTGAAGTATCCGCAGTTCAAGGAGGAGGTCGCCAAGGCCATGCGCCGCGGCGACCAGCACGCGATCCCGGAGGTGGCTGAGGCCGCGCAATCGCTGCGCCGGCGCGTGTTCGATCCGCTCAAGGAGGAGGCGGTGAAGCTTGGCCTGCTGCCCGAGGGCGTGGAGGCCACCGGCGCCGACAGCTACCTCACCCGCGTCTACGACTTCGAGAAGATCGTCGCCAACCGCAACGCCTTCATCGACCGCGTGCTGGTGCCGTGGCTCGAGCAACGGTTCGACCGCATGGAGCGGGAGTTGGCGAAGTCGGCCAAGCCGGAGGCCTTCGACCGGCCGTCCATGAGCGAAGCCCGCGCGATCGCCGAGGACATCACCGCCTCGCTCCTGGGCGCGCCTCCCGGCCGGTCGATCTTCGAGCTGCCCGCCGGCATGGCGGACAAGATGAAGCCGAACCTGCGCGGCCCCCTGAAAGACCGCACGCTCGACATTCCCGACGTGCTGATCGAGCCCTACCTTGTCAACGACGTGGAGCGCGTCGCCCGCGTCTACGCACGGACCATGGCCGCCGACGTGGAGCTGACCCGCGCGTTCGGCCGGGCCGACATGGCCGACCAGCTTCAGGCCATCCGCGACAGCTATGAGCGCCTGTTCCGAAGGACCGAGGACGGCAAGAAGCAGGCCGAACTTCACCGGCGCATGGACCGCGACCTGAAGGACATCGCCGCCATGCGCGACCGCATCCGCGGCGTCTACGGCATCCCCGAGAACCCCCACGGCCTGGCGGTGCGCGCCGGCCGCACCGTCCGCGCGCTCAACTACATGCGGATGCTGGGCGGCATGACCCTCTCGGCCATCCCCGACGTGGCCCGCCCGGTGATGGTGCACGGGCTGAACCGGGTGATGGGGTCGGGTCTCAAGCCGCTGATCGCCAACCGCCGGCTCTACAAGCTGGCAGCGGAGGAGACCAAGCTGGCCGGGACGGCGCTCGACCTGGTGCTGGACAACCGCGCCCAGCAGCTCGCCGACGTGTGGGAGGACTTCGGCCGCTACTCCAAGGTGGAGCGCGGGATCGGCTGGGCCCAGGACCAGTTCGGCAAGCTCTCGATGATGAGCCTGTGGAACGCGTCGATGAAGCAGTTCGTCGGCGTCGTCACCCAGACACGCATGCTGGAAGCGGTCGAGATCCTGTCCAAGGGCGGGACCCTGCCGAAAACCGAGGCCCGCGAACTGGCGTTCATGGGCATCGAAGCGGACATGGCCGAGCGCATCGCCGGGATGGCGACGAAGCACGGCGAGCGGGCCGACGGGGTGTGGTGGGCCAACACCGACGACTGGTCCGACGTGGAGGCCGCCCGCACCTACCGCGCCGCCCTGGTGAAACAGGTCGACCGGATCATCGTCACCCCGGGCCAGGAGAAGCCGCTCTGGATGTCGACGGAGCTCGGCAAAACCATCGGCCAGTTCCGGTCCTTCACCTTCTCCTCCATGACCAAGGCCACGATCAACGGCCTGCAGCAGCGCGACCTCTACGTGCTCCAGGGCATGCTCGTGGCGACCACGCTCGGCATGATGAGCTATGCGATCAAGGGCAGCTTGTCGGGCCAGAACCTGTCCGAGAACCCGCTGAAATGGATCGAGGAGGGCGTGAACAACTCCGGCGCCCTGGGCTGGTTCTTCGACGCCGACAGCATCGTGGAGAAGGCCTCGGCCGGCCGGCTCGGGATCAATCCCGTGATCGGCGAGCAGTTGTCGAGCAAGTACGCCTCGCGCTCGCTGATGGGCGACCTGCTGGGACCGACGTTCGACCTGGGTCAGAACGCCATCGGCGTCACCTCGTCGGCTGTGTCGGCTGGCCTGCCGGACAAGGACGGCAACGTGCAGTCCTTCACCCGGGGCGACGTGCACCGGGCGCGCAAGCTGCTGCCGTTCCAGAACCTGTTCTACGTTCGGTGGCTGTTCGACCACTTCGAGAAAGGGGCAGGCGACGGGCTCGGCCTGGCCGAGAGGCCCGGCTAGTCGTGGCCCTGGGCGACTAGGGCGGCGCCGACCTCGACGAAGCCCAGCAGGGTGTCGGCGTAGGCTGGCGGCCGCTCGGTCACGCGGCACACGCTTCCGACCACTTCGGGCACCTGGCGCAGCGTGGTCGCCGCTTCGAGGACGGCGCTTCGATCATCGGTCGGAAGGCCAAAACGCTTGTTCACGCGGGAGACCGACTTGGCGGTTTCGACCAGCAGGCGAGCGAGGAACTGCGTCTCGGCCGTGTTCGCGTCCATGCCGCCGGCCTGCAGGACGCGGCCGGCCCAGTAGAGCTTCCCGAAAAACATGCAAACCCTCCACCCCTGGCCGCATAGCTACGTTCGCCGGGCGGAGTGTCAAGGTGGGGGGCGGGAGCGTTCGCCCCCGCCCCGTGGCCCCTACTTCTCTCGACGCGGCAACGCGCGCGAGCGCTCACGCTGCGCCAGCGCGGTGATGGCGTTGGTGGCGAAGGGAGCCGGCAGCTTCTGCTGCCGGACCTGCGAGGTCAGGTACGCCGGGAGCTTGGTCGGAACGTACACCTCCCGCATCCAGCGCCGGAACTCGGGCAAGGCCTCCTCGGGGTAGCAGGCCGCCGACTGCGGGTTCGACAACGCCTGCGGGAAGTAGGACGGGTAGTGGTGATCGAAATACCGGTGCTCGCCGTAGCGCTGGGCGAGTTCCTGCTCGCGCCAGTGGCGCGCCCAGCACTGGCCGATGCTGATGTCTAGGAGCATCCGCGTTCCCGGCCGCGCCCCGTTCATGATGAGAGCGGCGACGATGTCGGCGCTCTCCTTGAACACGCAGAAGTAGCCCTCGGGCACGTTGTCGTAGACGAGCGACACGCGGTCTTCGAACTGCTTCCAGGCCCTGTCCGTCGGGGACATGCCCGACATCCAGTCGATCACCCACTCGGACACCTGGACAGCGAACTTGGGGGACGCCCATTGGGCCAGGTTGATGGCGACCTGGGGGTGCACCCACGACCCCTGAAGGGTCGGGTCCCCGCCCTTGATCACCTGCACCAGCTCCGAAATGGGTTTTCCCACTTCGGCCGAAAGCTCGGCCAGAAACGCCTTGGTCGAATTGAGGCGGTAGTAGTCGGCCCAGGCCTTTCCCGCCGCTTTGCACATGGCCGTGGCGTTGATGTAGCCGTTCGCCTGCCGTTGCTGGATGACTTCGCCCTTGTAGGCGTGGGGAATGAGCGCGAGCTCATACTGCTTGGTCTTCACGATCAGTCTTTCTCCCGCCGGCGGCGGGGGTAGAAGCTGACCGGGGGTTGACAAACGACGCGGCGCGGACTCTTAGTCCGCCCTGGTACACCACGTGTCTCCAGCGCCCCCCGATCCAAAAGGTGCCGCTGGGGTCCGGAAAAACTGGCAAGCCGTCGGGTTCTCACACCCCGGCGGCTTTTGCTTTTCCAGACCGCAACTCACCCCTCTGCCGTGGTTCGCGCCGTTCGTAAAGCATAGGTTGATGGGGCTGCGACTGTTTGTCGCGCAGCGTGTGGCGCCGCGCCCACGCGCACCTTCAGCCCCAACCCATAGCGTGACCGTGGGATAATCCGTCTATCGCTTCGATCTCGGGGCAGGGATGACGGTTTCCACCACCACGGCGCGTGTCGCCTACTCCGGCTCCGGCTCGACCGGCCCATTCGTCGTGCCGTTCCGTTTCGACGCGGGCGGGGAACTGAGCGTCGCCAAGTTCGACAGCGCCGGGACCGAAACCGTGCTGAGCTATCCGGCCGACTACAGCGTGACCGGCGCCGGCGCGGACGCGGGCGGGTCGCTGACCTTGACCGCGGCCCTGTCGAGCGGCTGGTCGCTGGTGATCCTGCCGGCCGTGCCGCTCACCCAGGCCGTCGACTACGTCAACAACGACGCCTTTCCGGCCGAAAGCCACGAAGGCGCGCTCGACAAGCTGACCCGCGCCGCCCAGATGCTCAGCGAGCAGATCGCCCGGGCGCTCCGGGTGCCCAGGACGGAAGGCGCCGGCGGGCTCACCATCCCGCGCGCGGCCGACCGGGCCGGGCTGTTCCTGGCTTTCGATGCCGACGGCGACGCCATCGCCGCCGCGCCCACCGCCGACGCGGTGCCGGTGACAGCGTTCGCGGCCACCCTGCTGGACGACGCCACCGCCTCGGACATGCGCGCCACCTTGGGTGTGGACGTGCCGTTGGCCTATACCCCGGTCAACCGCGCCGGCGACACCATGACCGGCGCGCTGACGCTGTCGGGGGACCCGGCCGGCGCCATGCAGGCCGCGACGAAGCAGTACGTCGACAACGTGGCCGCGGGCCTTGACGCCAAGGCCTCGGTGAAGGCCGCGACCACAGCAAACATCACCTTGTCCGGGGCGCAGACCATCGACGGCGTGTCGGTCGTCGCGGGCGACCGCGTGCTGGTGAAGGCGCAATCCACGGCCTCGCAGAACGGGATCTACGTGGCGGCCGCCGGCGCCTGGGCGCGCGCCACCGACGCCGACGCCTGGTCGGAACTCCCCGGCGCCTACACCTGGGTGGAGCAGGGCACGACTTACGGCGACACCGGCTGGGTCTGCACGGTGGACGCCGGCGGCACCCTGGGAACCACCTCCGTGGCCTGGGCGCAGTTCAGCAGCGCCACGCCCTCGCAGGTGCCGGCCCGCTCGCACCGCAATCTCAAGATCGACACCACCACGGCGCTGCAGGCGACCGTCACCGCCGACCGGGTGGTGATGAGCGACAGCGGTCTGACCGTAGCGCGGACGGCGGCGAACCTGTCGGCCACCCTGAACGCCGCTAACGCCAACGTCGTGAACGGCCGATCCTCGGACGTGACCCTGGCGCAAGGCTGGTTCTACCTCTACGCCATCTCCAACGGCGCGACCGACGGGGTGCTGCTGTCGTCATCGGCCACCGCGCCGACCCTGCCGAGCGGCTACACCTACTTCGCCCGCATCGGCGCGCTCTACGTCGACACCGGCGCCGCCAGCTTCAAGCCGAGCAAGCAGCGCAACGCGACCGCACGCTGGACCGCGGCCCAGGCCATGACCTCGGGCTCGACAGGCAGCATCGTGGCGTGGACCGCAGTTCCGACCGGCGCCTTCGTCCCGGCCACCGCGGCGAGCATCAACGTCGGCCTGCAGGCGTCCACCGGCGCCAACCAGATGAGCGCCGCGCCCAACAACAGCTACGGCGGGTCTGGCTCGACCACCAACCCGCCCCCGCTCAACCTGATCGGATCGGGCGGCGTGAGCGTGGCCGACTTCGTGCTGGAAAGCTCGAACATCTACTACCAGTCCAACGGGGCCAACGGTGCGCTCTGGGCCTACGGCTGGACCGACAACCTGTGACCGGGGGCCTGACGTGAACGCAGCGGCTTGGATCGCCCTCGGGTTCGGGGTCATGGGCCTGATCTTCAACGCCGTGGGCTTCGGCGTCGGCTGGGGCTTGTTCAAGGGCTCGCAGAAAGCGCTGGAAAAGCGGGTCGACGCCCTGGAGACCGAGATCGGCGCCGTCGGCGATCTCAAGGTCGCGATGGCCGAGGTCAAGACGGCCATGACCTTCTTCGGCGATCAGCTGAAAGAGCTGAACACCGCCATCGCCTGGATGCGCAAGCCGGCCGAGTACGACATTCCGGGCGTCGTCACGCCCAAGCGCGGGGGCTGAGCATGGCCGAACATCTCAACACCGCCGCCCTCCTCGACCAGCTGATCCAGCACGAGGGCCTGCGGCTGAAGCCCTACAAGGACACCGTCGGCAAGCTGACGATCGGCGTGGGCCGCAACCTCGACGACGTGGGGATCACCGAGGACGAGGCTCGCATGATGCTGGCCGCCGACGTGGGCCGCACCAACGCCGCCCTGGACCGCGCGATACCCTGGTGGCGCAATCTCGACGGCGTGCGCCAGCGGGTGATCGCCGACATGGCCTTCAACATGGGCGTCGCAGGCCTGCTCACCTTCAAGAACACCCTGGCCGCCGTGAAGGAGGGCCGCTGGGACGACGCCTCCGACGGCATGCTGGCCTCGAAATGGGCGCGTCAGGTGGGCGGCCGCGCCGTGCGCCTGGCCCGCATGATGGAGACGGGAGACGACCATGGCGCTTGACCTTACCGGGCTCGGCTCGCTGGTGGACTTCGGGTCAAAGCTGATCGACCGGCTGATCCCCGATCCGGCGCAGCGCGACGCCGCGAAGCTCGAGCTGCTGAAGGCGCAGCAGGCGGGCGAGTTCAAGGAGCTCGACAGCCGCATGGCGGCGATCAACGCCGAGGCCAACTCCGCCGATCCGTGGACCAGCCGCGCCCGTCCGACCTTCCTCTACGTCTTCTACGTGCTGATCCTGGCGCTTGTGCTGGTGGCGCCCATTCTGGGCGTGTTCTTCCCGGCGCAGATGCAGGCCTTCTTCGCCAACGTGGGCGCCGGGTTCAAGGCGATCCCGGGCGAGCTGTGGGCGACCTTCACCGCGGGCTACATCGGCTATGCGGGCTTCCGCACCGTCGAGAAGATCAAGGGCGCCGCCTGACGAGCTAGGCCGCGACCATTCCTCCCCGGCCTCAACTCGGCCCCGGTCTTCGGATCGGGGCCGTTCTTTCGAGCGGGCAGAAAAAAGGCCCCGGGCCGCAAACACCGGGGC